GATCAAAAAAATATTTTCTTGATAGGGCTAAAGTTTGAAATGATATGTATTTACGGCGATCAAATAAATCGCCTAACTGAAATACACATTTGATATTATTCTCAATAAGATATGGGAAAAAAGTTTCCAAATAAAATTTCTTGAAGTATTCGTGGAATGCAATACTGTCTCCACGAACTCCCAGATGTACATCCCCAAGTATTGCAATTTTCATACTTTATTTTTTTTCCTGTCTTTTTTGTAAAATCTACCTAAACTATATCCTGTAGGAATATCAGTTTTTTTTATGAAAATTTCATCAATTCCATTATTATACCATCTTCTACCTTCAGAAGATTTTTTTATTTTTTCAAGGTTTTCTTTTGAATGTTTTTTTCCATACATAGGATTTTTCTCACCCTTATGCAAGTTTTGGCAAGATATTTTTCTAACTTTACAATATTCTTCGCCATATTTTTTACCAGTTTTAGCAATGCTGATATTTCTGGCTCGTTTTTCATTATTTGAGGTCAATCTTGCAATATCTAACATTCTTTTGCTTGCTTCATTAGCAGTTACACAAGCATCCTCTGGAATCTTATCCAGCTCTTGATCGCTGAGGCATGGATCTTCGTAATACTCTGTATTGAATATTTCACACAGAGCCTTCTGAGTTTTATAGGTATAAATAGACATGCTGGAATACTCCTTTTCAGTTTCTAGAGCCGATGGATCTGCCAGGATCGCGATCGGCACTTCTATTTATATCATTTCGCATCCTCATCAACAAACTTTTCTATTCCTGCGGCTTTCTTGGCTTTCTTTTCTTTTCTAGCGTTTTCGTAATTTTGTATGAATTCGGAAATGTTTTCATACAGTTCGAATTGACGGAAAGTTCCATCCTCAGTCTCATTGAGTTCATACTCATCGAGTATTCCAGCAGTCTCAGTTGATTTGTATTTGACATATAGTTGTTTCTTCTCTTTTTGAATTCGGCGCAAGAATGCATAGTAAGTTATTTGAGTGAAGTAAGCAAAAGGATTACTCGATTTTGCTGGATCAAAATTGTCAACATACATCACACAATTCTCAATTGCGTCAGCGACCATTTCGTCTCTAAAAGTATACGACAAGAAGTTTGGCTTGTGCGAAAGATTCTCAGCAATCTTCATAAAGCATTCAGCGACATATCTTGGGATTTGTGGTTTTGGTAAACCTGCCCTCTTCGCCTTACGAATTGATATACGATACTTCGTCATTTCATTGAGGAAGTCTTTATTATTGATGTAATGATTCTTAGCCATAATTAGTGTACTGGTTTATCCTTTTTTGCTTGCATTGCTTCAAGAATAGAAACAACCTTCTCAACCTTCTCTTCCATTTGAGCTGTGTTTTTTGAATTTGATTCTTTCTTTTGCGGTATATTTAATTTGTGCTTATTGCTGTAAAAGAAATCTGCAACATATTCATACTGCTCCACGAATTCTTGTTTCACTGGCGCTATTAATAGCACCTCATCATTATAAAACTCTATTTCCTGAATGTCAAGTATAGACTGCGGCAAATATTCGTTCATTAAAAGCAGTTGTCGATTTTCTTCAAAGATAGTTTCAACATCAACCCTGAGCGGCATTTCAATTACAATACACTCATCTTTATGAGTAACATACCCAATAATATCTTCAGGGATAGATCGGAAACGAATAAATCTTAATTCTTTAGATGTTGACATTAGGATATCCTTACATTGTTAGTTGCGAAAGGAAATTTTTCTTCACTATAGATCTTCACTCGTTCCTCATAATGCTTCAATGTGAAGTTTGTATAAGGACCATAACGAAGATCGTCAGCAATATCGTATAGCGTAGCAGCGTCTTTATTTTCACCCAAACGCAGTACGCGACCGATAGACTGCAATGCTCGAATCTTACTCTTTGTTGGTGAGGAGAATATAATATTATGTAGGTTGCGGATATTTACACCAGTCGAAAATGTTCCGTAACTTGCTACAATGATCGCATCGTTTTCTTGTTCAGTAATATGTCTTACTGCTTCGCGATCTTCTGCTTCAACCCCACCATGAATAAAGAATACCTTTCTTCCATTTGCTTTTTCAGTTATCCAGTCGTATAGTATTTTACCGTGTTTCTCCACATAAGTAAATAAAACTAAACTATTGCCCTTTAGATTTAAAGCAAGGTCAGTAATGAATCTGTTTCGACCTTCGTGTTGTACCAGAAAAGCCATTTCATCTTGATAAGTAAATCCTTTGACAGTCTTACATACAATCTCAGGATACTTCAATACAATACACTTGATACTGAAATTGGCTAATTGTTTGCGTTCAATAAGTTCTTTGGTAGAAATAACTTTAAATGTCGGACCAAACAATCCTTCAAGGACTAACTTGTTCACTTTACTATCATCAAGTGTACCTGTTGTGCCAATACGCACATCACAGTTAATTAACTTGGTCATGATAGATGTGAGAGATTTGGCTTTAAAAGTATGCGCTTCGTCGCCAATAATGAAATCAAACTGCGCAAAGTATTTCTTCGGCAATTCATATAGACTCTGCCATGTGCTGATGATCAGATCAGTTTCAGCAATCTTACTTTCACCGCCATAAATCTTTTGGCAGTATTTCTCAACATCCCATCCATTGATAGATGAGTAGTTCTTGAAGTCACTATGCATCTGAGTGACGAGGTTAATCGTAGGAACAATGAGTAATCCGCGCTTCTTACCTGTGTTCAACAGGTGGCGGATCACCATATAAATGATTAACGATTTTCCAGATGCCGTGGGTGAAATAAGTACAGTTCTTTTCTTTGTCAGTCCGACACTAGAAGCGAGATACTGATAATCTCTCGGCTCCATTGGAAGTGATAAAGCACTTGCCAAATTTTTCGTGTCAATCGGGTAGATTTCCTTTTCTTCATCGATATACTCGCAGGTATAATTGCTGTCCTTGCAAAACTTTTTAATATACGGTACAAGACCAAGATAGATTTGCTTTGTATTTAGATTTAACAGTCGAATCTTTCCGTCCCAGTATTTATTTTTGAATGCTGGTGAAAATTGATAGCCTGGAGTTGAAAATGTAAAGAATTCTGACATCTCTTGCAAAATGCCATTATCGGCATTAATTTGCACATAGATGTTATTGATCTTTTCAATTTTCACATCACACATCAACGAGCACCTTGAATGAATCGTTCCCAATCCATATACGCTTTTAGTTGATATGTCCTAGAATTGAGTTCTTTCATCACGTTTTCACAAAACTTGGCGGTTTCTTCGTGATAGGATTTTTTTCTTTTGAGTTTATTGAGATCATCATCACCATCAAGATAAACTTGTATATCCGACTTCAATGTAAATCTAAATGGTTCCCAACCAAGTTTATCTAATTCTTCTTGGTCTAGTTTGCCATTGTAGTACATCCATTTGAGTTTTTTCATGCGATCATATTCTATTGCTGCTTTCTTTGCAGATAGATTATGCAGTGACAAATATTTGTTATACTTGTTGTGGAGCAATGGAATGCGAATAATCTCTTTACCAGGCTCAGTCGCATCAACGTCTGAGTCCTTTTCCCATTGTTCAATAATCTTTTCAAGAGGAGGTGTTTCGATTGCCATAAACAAATAAGATAGTTAATCAAACGATTAATATACTATATGTTGCCTCATAAAGCAAGTCAATGCAATAAATTGACTATAAACTAATGCTTCTATATAATAGACTATGTCGAGCGTTAAGCGGCACCAGGTTCAGCAACACCAACTTCTTTAAGTCTCTCATAGTTATAGTATGAGAATCTGAATGTGACATCTGCAGTAATGATGTTTTCTGCGCTATCGCTTGCTGAGAACAAAAGCGATCCAACTGTAGTTGGGAATACGTCAATAAATTTTACTCTAAAATTTGGATTGTTTTTGCTAGAATAAATTGTTAGTGTGGCGTCAGTATAGACTGGTGGACGTGTTTGAATTGCACGAATATTTGGTGATGGATTTGTACGCGCAAGATTTACATACTCTTCGAAATTTGTTGGGAACGTTGCGCCTCTAATCCAGTCATGAATTTCAGTCCATCCGCGAAGATTTTCGTCAACTAAAAATGTAAGATTAAACGTATCATATACTGCCTTTTCTCCAGGCAAATACAAGTCTACAAATGGAGTAGGCATTGGAATTTCTGTTAATGAAATCCCAGGCAAATTTACGCTATTGCAAAAATACGTGAGTCCAGGTAATCTAGTAAATGTAACACGAAATTTTGTGCTTTGTAGCAAATCTATATTTGATGGATTTCGATTTAGCGCTGTCATGAAAATTCCGTAAACTGAACTGTTCTAAATTTATTTAGTATTTT